AGAGGTATTGGAGTATCTGATTTAACTGACATAGCTGATTTACAAAAAGCAATTTACAATGAACTATCTGAGATTGAACAAATCATTAGAATATCAAACCACCCTTCATTAGTTAAGACAAGAGATACTGACGCTACTGCCGGCGCAGGTTCTATTATAGAAATTCCTGACAACATTGATGCAAACTTAAAACCTTATATCTTACAACCAAGTGGAAGTAATTTAGATGGAGTATTAAAATCTATTGAGCACAAAGTAGATGCAATAAATAGATTATCTCATGTTGGCGCAATTAGAGCGACTGGAGAAAGAATACAATCTGGCATAGCGCTAAGAACTGAATTCCAATTATTAAATGCTAAACTTGCTGAGAAAGCAAAATTAATGGAATTAGCAGAAGAACAAATTTGGAGATTATATGCTATGTGGCAAGAAGAACAATTTGATGGCAAAATAACTTATCCAATATCATTTGATATTAGAGATTGGGCAACTGACTTAGAATTATTACAACAAGCTAAAACAAGTAATATTAAATCATCTACTTTCAATAAAGAATTAGATAAACAAATTGCAAGAACAGTAATTGATGATGACGAAACATTAGTTGTTATTGATTCTGAGATTGAGCAAAATACTCAGGCATTAGGAGAATTTCCACAGCAACCTATAACTTTACCAACAGTTTAATGTGGCAACTCTTTTACAAGAACTTCAGGCAATAAGAGCAAAAGCAATAACCTCATTAGAAGATAAGCAACAAGAATTATTAATCAAAGCATTACAACAATTAGAAAATAAAGTTGTTGAGACTGCACTTAATCTTCCTAATAGAAATGGAATTTTATTTGATACTAGACTTGCAATAGAGATTAGACCAAAATTACAACAAGCAATAGAAGAACTATATTTAACTAAAGTCCAAACATTCATAAATGATTATGATAAGATTGCTGCTAACATTGTAGCGACTTATGGCAAGCTGCCAATTCCTACTGAGTTTAAACAAATCACAGAAATTGATTTGCAAGTTATCCAGCAGCTTAAAAAAATATCATTTAGCCAATTTCAAAATTTGGGAAATGAATTTGTAAACACTTTAGCTAATGAAGTTTATCAATCCACTTTAACCGGCAGGCCAGTTGTTGAAATGGTGCAAACTTTAAGAAGTAAAATTAATGGCATCTATCAACAATCAGATAATAAAAAAGCACAAGAGTTAGTAGATTATATCGCCAACAATCCTAATGGCGCAGAAGTAAATACTGCTGTTAGCGAATTACAAACAATCTATGGTAGAGATAGACTAGGAGATAACCTTAATAGATATGCAACTCAAATAGTCCAAGATTCTTTAATGGGATTTGATGGCCAGTTTGCAAAGTATAGAGCCGACCAATTAGGCTTAACTAGCTATGTTTATTATGGCTCAATCATTAGAGATAGTAGAGATTTCTGCATAGAAAATGCCAATAAAATATTTACTGAAGATGAAATTAGACAGAAATGGGCTGATGAAACATGGCAAGGCAAAGCACAAGGAGACCCATTTGTAGTTAGAGGTGGTTATAATTGCAGGCATCATTTCCAACCAGTCAATCCTGACTGGGGTATTGTCAATGAAGATGGCACTTTTGAATATACTTTAGAATAATAATTGCATTTTTACCGCACTACTGATAATTGAATAATATTAATCAAGAAGGAGAACAAAAAATGAACGACCAAGTAAAAAAAGAGTCGGTTGAGAATACAGCAACTCAGTCAAATGCTGGAGAAACAAAAGTTTCTGAAACTCAATCTGAGAACAAAATCTTTACTGAAGAACAAGTAGAGAACATAGTGCAAAGAAGATTAGAGAGATTTAAAAAATCTGTATCTAACAAACTTGATGGCATAGACATTGAAGAAGCCAAAAAGTTAATTGAGGAAAAGAAACAAAAAGAAATAGAACTCGCAAAACAACGAGGCGAGTTTGATAAAGTCTTAAAAGAGACTGTGTCAAAGAAGGACAGCAAAATTACGCAGTTGGAATCTGAATTATCTAAAATCAGAATAGATGAGACACTTGTTAATGTAGCTAGTGGAATGAAAGCAGTTAAACCTGCTGAAGTTAAACAGTTATTAAGAAATAGTGTTCGTTTAAATGAGAATGGGGTAGTCGAAGTTGTCAATGACAATGGAACACCTAGATATTCAGAAAAAGGAGAACCAATGACTGTAAATGAATTGGTATCTGATTATTTAAAAAACAATCCACACCATGTTACTGCTACTCCAAGTGGCGCAGGTAGCAAGGGACAGATTGGTGGGGCAACACCAAAGCCTTTAAACATTGGTGCTTTGGACTTGAGCAAACCTGAAGACAGAAAATTATATTCTGAATACAGAAAGCAAAGAGACCAGAGTGTTTTTAAAATTAAACCAACAATATAAAATAGGAAAAAAAAACTATGGCAAACGAAACAACAAGTTCAACTCTTAGTGAGTTGTTCACGAATATAACTCAAGAAGCTATATTCACATTCCAAGAGACTTCAGTAATGAGACCTCTTGTAACAATCTACCCAATTACTTCTTCAGGCAAAACTGTTGAAGTTCCTGTGTACCCTTCAATCACTGCTTCAGCAGTAAATGAAGCAACTGATTTATCAAACACAGCAATCAACCCAACTTCAGCTACTATTACAGCTAGTGAGACGGGCGTGATGACTACATTAACAGACCTAGCAAGAGATTCAGCTAGCAGAAATGTAGCTGCTGACATTGGTCAATTATTCGGTAACGCTATCGCTCAGAAAGTTGATACTGATTTAGTTGGATTGTTTGTGAACTTTACTACTAACGAAGTAGGTGCCGCAGCAGTTGAATTAGATGCAGATTTAATTTTCAAAGCTGTTGCTAAACTAAGAATGCAAAATGTACCAGCACCTCTTTATGGTGTATTCCACCCAAGAGCTGTGTACAATTTGAAAAAATCTTTAACGCAAGCTGGATATAATACAAATGCAAATGCAATTTCTGAACTAGGAAATGAAATTTTAAGAAATAATTTCATTGGAACAGTTGCAGGAGTTCAAATATTTGAAAATGCAAATATTACTCCAGATGCAAATGATGATGCTTATGGTGCAGTATTTCACCCAGCTTCATTAGGCTTAGCTATCAAAGAAGACTTTAAAGTGGAGACTCAAAGAGACGCCTCACTTAGAGCAACAGAAGTGGTGGCCAGCATAGTATATGGTAAAGGTGCAATCAAACAATCTTATGGTTGTGCGGTTATTACTGATACTACTATCTAATTAAGACAATCGGTGGGGTGTAAAAGCCCCACCAACTAAACGAGATTAAATATGGCAAATTTTTCAGTAGATTCAGATTTAACATTTTACCAACCAGATATTTTAACTTTTGGAATAGCAAGTTTTACTTCTCCAAATGATTACCATGCACAAGCAAGAGCAGATATAGAAAGAGATTTAAGAATAAGATGGTTTCCAGTTTATTCAAAAGAAACTTATAGAGATATATCAATCCTAAACACAACTGAAATGGACGCTACATTATTAACTGATGCACAATTTAAAAGAGCAAGTGTTTATAGAGTGATTGGTTTTTATGCTTGTCCACAATTAACTAAATTTAACTCAAATGATAACCCAGATAGATTCCAAGTTATGATGAAACATTATCAACAAATGTATGCTGATGAATTTGAATCTATTTTAAGAGATGGTGTTGAATATGATGCTGATGATTCTAATACAATTATTGATGCAGAAAAAGCGCCATATCATAGATTAAAAGTTATCAGATGAAAATTACAGTTCAAGACAACACCCTTCAAGTTGCCAAGAACTTTGAAAAACAAGTTAGAGAGCAACCTAATATTGTAAAGACTGCATTAGGAAGAACTGCTGAATTTGTTATGGGAATAATTAAGCAGAGAACTGGCAGAGGAATTAGCGCTGATGGTTCTAAGTTTCCACCATATACTCAAGCCTATAAAGAATTTAGATTGAAAGCCGGAAGACAAATACAATATGCTGATTTAAATTTTTCTGGCCAGATGCTATCAAGTATGACACAAAAGTCAGAGCCTAGCTATGCTATTATTTTCTTTGCAAATAAATTCCAAAATATAAAAGCATTAGGCAACCAAAATAAAAGAAGATTCTTTGCAATAGGAGATAAAGAGGCAGCACCTATTACAAATTTATTTATGCAAGAATATAAAAAACTAAGTATAATTAAATGAGCAAACGAGAAGATATAGCAAGTAATATTATTACAACGATTTCAACTGGGACATCTCCTATAACTTTAAAGAAAGTTACTAGAGACCCCTTTAATGTAGATGAGTTATCTGAACAACAATATCCAGCTTGTTTCGTACAATCAGGAAATGAAACTCGTTCAGATGTTACTATTTTATCTCCAAATATTACAAGACAAGCAACAGCAGATTATGTGATTGTTGGATTTGTCAAAGGAACTCCGACAAATATTGACACAAAAAGAAACGAATTAATTACAACGATTGAAACAAGATTGAATTCTGATAGAACACGAGGTGGGTATGCAAAACAAACTCAAGTTGTTGAGGTTTCAACAGACGAGGGCGTTTTATTCCCAGTTGGTGGTATCAGAATGGTAGTGAGAGTAATGTATCAATACATTTCTGGCACACCTTAATATAAACAAACAAGGAGAACAAAAATGGCAACTCATACTGGTTCAGAAGGGTTAATTAAAATTGGCACTACTGTTTTAGGAGAACTAAGAAGCTACACGCTTGAACAAACATCAGATACTATTGAAGACAGTTCAATGGGTGATGCAGTAAGAACTTACAAAGTAGGTTTAAAAGGTAGTTCAGGTTCAGCAAGTGTATATTTTGACGAAGCTGACGCTGGTCAATTATTATGCACAGTTGGTTCATCAATAACTTTAAATTTATTCCCAGAAGGAAATTCTACTGGCGACAAATTCTATGCTGTTGATGCAATCGTAACTGGTTACAATGTAAGTGCATCTTTTGATGGAATGGTAGAAGCAGAAATTACTTTTCAAGGCACTGGCGTAGTAACTGTTGGAACAGCAGGTTAATTAATTAAATAGAAAAGGAAGTATTATGAATACAATAGATAGAGTGAAGGCACATTTTGAAGCAAAAGAAATAAAAAAAATTGAGGTTGCTGAATGGGGCGAGGAAGGCAAACCTTTAATCATTTATGCTCAACCAATGACTCTTGCTGAAACAAGAAACTTATTTAAAGGTGCTAAGAATGACGACTTAGGCGTAATGGTTGATGTTGTCGTTTTAAAAGCAAAAGATTCAGAAGGAAATAAAATATTCAAATTAGATGACAAACTAGTTTTGTTGAATAATGCTGACCCAAGTGTTATAGCTAGGGTATCAAAAGATATTTTAAGTTCAACTTCATACGAGGAAGCTGAAAAAAAGTAAGGCTTGATTCTGAGTTATATACCATACTTGCTCTGGGTCATGAATTAGGAAAAAGTATGGAAGAAGTTTTGTGTTTTACACAAGATGAATTTTATTATTGGTTGGCATATTTTAAAGTAAAGGTAGATAGAGAAAAACTAAGATATGGCAGAACAGCAACTAAACATAAAACTTAATGTCATTGACAATGCTAGTCAGGCTTTTAAATCTGTTAAAGATACAATATTTAATTTACGAACAGCACTTTTGGGTATTGGTGCTGGTAGCGTTGTTAAAAGCATTTTAAATGTTGGCAGCCAAGCACAGCAACTTAGAAATCAATTTTTATTATTAGCCCCATCAATAGAAGAAGGTAAAAAGGCATTTGAAGAATTACAAAAATTTACAGCACAAAGTCCCTTACAATCAGATAGCATAGAAAGAGCATCTGAAATTGTTTTTGCATTTTCTAAAAATAGCAAAGAATTAACAGATAATCTTTTTGCCATTCAGAATGCTGCAATAACTTTAGGCTTAGACATTGAAACAGTTGCAAGAGAATTTTCATCATTATCAAGAACTGGAATAGAAGGTGCAAGAGAATTAAAAAGAAGAAATATAGAATCTTTCTTAGGATTGCAAGAAGGAGTTAAATTATCTTCTCAGGAAATAACAAGAGTATTCTTACAAACATTTGGTAGAGGCGGAACATTTGAATCTGCTTCTGATGCTTTTGCAAATACTTTTGCCGGTGCTACAAATAAATTTAGAAATTCATTAAAGCAAGTTCAAGAATCAATAGCAAAAGCAGGGTTATTAGATTTTTTTACAGATTTAGTTAATGTATTTTCTGATTTATTAAGAAACAATCCTGAAGCATTATCTAAATTCGTTAAAGATTTTACATTAGGATTGATAGAAGGAATCCAAGCATTTGCATCATTTACATCTAGATTAATAGAATTATTAAAAGAACCATTTAATGCTTTAGTAGTATCTATCAAAGGAATTAATGATTTATTAAATCTATTTCCTGATGCAGTTAAAGAAATAGGAATAA